GCGTTATCTACGCCGTTCATACTAAATACCCTTGCGTTTGCGTCTCCGCTTGTATAACCATTGTGGAAATGACGCTTTACGGTCAAACGATCACCGGTGACGATAAAGGTATCAATGCATTCTTTGTTCGTTGCGTCCCTGGTTTCAATGTCAAGTAAAGTGCAGTCATTGCCAGAGATTGTGCAGAGTGTGGTAATTAAGTCAACATCAGAAACCATAAGCAAATTTGCTAGTGTGACATTGGCTGCGGAAATGGACCAGGTGGTCCCAGTGTGCCCAAAAGTAAATGTTGGGCGCGCGGCACCTTCGCCATAACCAATAACCGTTACGCCGGCCACATCAAAAGTTACTTTTGTCCCAGTTGTGGTCCAACTTTCTGCGTGGCCAGGGGCAATCCAGATAACATCACCATTATTAGCCGTACATTTGCCTATTGCAGCGTCCAGTGTGGCTAATGGTTTAGACCATGATTTTCCATCATACGCATCTGAGCCTATGCCAGAATCGACAAAGAACTGATTTCCCGGGTTAAATACCCCTACCAGGTCTTTTTCCTGTCCCTTTTTGCCAATAGCGAACAGGCCGGTTTTTGAAGCAATCCCGTCAAAATGTGTATATCTTTTCGTCATTGTAATTTCTCCTTTCGTTTAACAGGGGAGGCTAAATGCCTCCCCCACGGTTAATACCGCATTAAACTTTTAACTAGGCCGGGTTATTGCCATAAATCCACGCCCAGTTCGTCCACCCCTTGACCCAGCGTCCTACGGCTTTCCATGACAGCATTTCAGTGTTGAAATCGCCCTTGGCTGCATCGCCGTCGCGCTCTAAAGTCCTAGGGTCACGCCTCATGAATAGATTGAGACCAGAGCCCCCCTTCATCAACTCTTCGGACACGCAGAACCACTTTTTGCCGGTAATGAGTGGGTGAATCAGGAACTTAAAGTCTTTATAGATGTTGTCAGTGTTATCGGCAACAAAAGCTTCTTTGTCTGAGCCGAATAGCTTTTTACAGGTATCTCTCCAATAAGGTGCTGCAATAATCATATTGCCGTTAACCAGCATCTTATCGCCCCGGTCGTCAACCCAGTCCTCCATGGCCCTTAGAACTGTTTCTAGGTTGTCATAGTTCAAATCAAGGGTGTTGGTGTTGGTCTGAACGCTGTCGGTAGGCACAATGTGGTGGGACGCGCTGCACAGTCCGGCAGCATCAGGCCCAGTTACAGTAATGCCAAATGCCCCATTAAAAAGCTCGGCGCCTTCGTACTGAAGGGTCTTAAACACGCCGTAGGCAATGCTGTTAACCCGTGTTTTTATTTGCTCATACTCTTTGTCCTCGTACAGGTCACGGTCAACCTGAATACCTGTGGTGTACTTGGTTGGTCTGTATTGCTTGGTGTAGCCTTTCTCGAAGCTATCATAAGCAACAGACCCGGTCCAGGCGGTCATTCTGCCAGGTGCGCCGACAGTGTAGTCGGTAAACTGTGCAGTTTCGCGCTTAATTACGTTGAATAACTCAGGGATATAGTCTTTTTTCATCTTGAAATAAGCATCCCATGTGGTGCGAATATTACCCTCAAGCTCTATAAATTGCTGTTCGGTTAATGCCATTTGTAATCATCTCCTTTTCAATTAAAAAAGCACCCCATCGGAGTGTTTCTAGTTATTTAGCGATTAAACAACGTTAGCGTGACGCTCAAAGGTAAACCGGACTTCCATTGCTTCGGGGTTTGTGTCGTAAATCCTGAGCACGTTCCCGCCGATTGCATCCCAATCCGGGTTAATGGAATCACTGTCCAGGTCATAGCCTAAATAGTCGTGGGCCATGTAACCAGGACACAGATTGATAGTGTCGCCGGACGCTAGGGCCGCCGGGAGCGTTTCCGCAAGAGTAATTGTTCCTGTCGCGCCGGTAGAATCAGAGATTTTAACAACTCTTCCTACCAAGCTGGAATCAGCGGCACAGGTTACAATTTTAATTGCACCGCCAATCCAGAAGTTGTCTGTCTGCGGAACAATACTGGAATCTACTGCAGTAGTGGTGCTGCCCCCCGTAAGGGTATAGACCTTGCTGCACTTATACTTAAAGATGTCATAAGGCGAAGCCTCAACAACATCTATTTGGGTAGTGCCATCACTAGCGGCCTTCTCGACCATCGACACTCCATAAATCGGATCGTCAAAGTCGGTAGGTGCAGTGATAACGGCAATGCCAGTACCTTGGGTGTAGATTATCGGCTCACCCTTTTCAATTGCGGTTGCGTCGGCCACATACATTTTTCTAACATTCGGGTTTTTATGACCGGCTTTATTCCCGGACCAAGTAAATCCTTTCATTCGTTATCAACTCCTTAATTTTTGTTTAACATACTTGGCTATTGCCGCAGGCGAATTGCCGAATGCGCTAGCCATTTCCTTATTGATATCTGAGGTGTCCACATCGTCACCGGCGACACCATCATTTGCCACAACTCCACGCCTTGTGCGGTCGTGCATGTCGGCTACAGTGCTTTTTACCGTGTTAGCCTTGGCCTTTTCCATGAGCTCGTCAAGCTTCTGCCCTCTGAGGTAGTTAAAGGCGGCCTCTACACTTATCTCGCGGTTTTGCAAAACGTTTTCTTTGATAAGCTGGTCGATGTCCGACTCCAGTTCCTTAAAGTACATCTTGTCCTTGAATGGCTCCTTAGCTTTTTCGAGATTGGTTAAGAGTTTGGTAGCTCTTAATTCGTTCTCGATGGCCTGTAACCGCTTATCTTTTTCCAAGTAGTCCTTGGCTTCTTCTTCCGTTTTTCCGGTTTGTTGGGCGTATTGCTTAGCCTCCGCATCTAGAATTTGTTGCTCCAGATCTTGGATAGCCTCGTCAAGTCCTTTGCCGGTCAACTGTTGAATCTTGGCTACCTTCTGCTCAAACTCGGTTAGTCTGCTGTTAACTTTGTCGTAGTTGTAGCCCTTCTGGAGATAGGTTTTGCGCTCAGACTTGGGGATTTTGACGGTTTCCTTGTTGTAGAGGATTTCGTCAAATTCTTCGTCCACCACTGGGGGCTCACCGTCAGGCGGTAACTTATCATCCGCAACAGGCGGTATTCCTGCGAGTGGTTCGTTGCCTACCGGAACTACTGGGGGTTCGTCACCTTCTGCAAACATTTGCAGATTCATAGGGATTAGCTTTCTTTGGCTATGGTTGGCCATCATAAATTAACACGCTCCTTGGTTTGGTTTTGCCTCTATAACGTAAGAGGTATCACGGCCCTTGGGCATAAGAAAAGCACTCTCAGGTGCTTATTTGCCTCGCTTGCTGGACTTTTTACTTGGCTTGGGTTTACTGCCCATCTGTTTTGAGTTCATCATCGGCATACCGGGCATCATCATATCCTTTTGTTTCATGGGCATTTTACTAGAGGATTTAGTTGCTTTCTTGGCCATCGCTACCACCTCCTCGCTTTAACTTAACTAATGCTTTGCTTATTAAGTGGATTGATTGCTCAAGCGCAATTTCTTCAAGGCTACCGCTTTTGGTTTCATCAAATGGAGCATAATGCAAATGCAGCAATTCATGTACTAACGTTTCCTCCATGTCTTGCTTAAATGGGGTGTCGGGATAATCGTCCTCATGTAAAATCTTAATCAGGGCCATTTTCTTTTTAAGTACCCAGCTGCATTCGCCTTGATTGTCCTTTAACTCAAATTGGTGAGGATGGGCTTTGGATATTGCTATCTCCCAATCTTGTAGCTTAAGCGTTTCTTGCCACTCGGCACACTTTTCAGCTAATTGCTCTTCCGTAAGAATCATAAGCACCTCCATAAATAGAAAAAAGCCCCCACCCGGTTAAGGGCAGGGGCTCAAAGGCTCTCAGGTGTTATTTTATTAGTTCGATGTTCCTACAAGACACTTCCATTCTTTTGCGTCAATCGGGAAGCTAGACTTAATTGACCCTCCTACGCTTAAAACATAATACTCTAAAAAGCCTTCCCTTTCGAGTTCACAGACTTCTTCATGCGTAAGCTCTTTTCTGCCTTTCAATCTCTTGATTGTTTCGGGTAATTCTATCTTAACGGGGTCAATATTACTAATAAACCATTTTTTCTCGGTCATCTTGTGACTCACTCCTTTATATTGATTTCCCCACACCTGGGACACTTAATCTCAGCTTTCCCCTCGATTTTGCCTAGTAGCTTCCCGCATTTAGAGCAGCGGAAGTCTTTCATCCGCTCACCTTCTCGCACATTAGTGGCGCGTGTTTTTCAACGCTAACTAAATAGTTGGTATTTATTATAACTGAATCGATAAGCTTCAAAGAATCAAGCAGTATTAGGTTTTCTAATCTGATGTATAATATGCTTTCGTGGGGAGGTTTTTGGTCTACCAAATAATTACCTTTTATTGTCTTAACAATGCAACCTCCGTAGTCATTAATGAACCGGTTAATATTATCCATCGTTATTAATCTATCCTTGAAATATTCGGCTAATTTCATTCGCTAACCGCCTCCCCGAAAGCACTATGTCCAGCCCCTACATAGGTCTCGCTTGTGCCTATACTACCATCAGCAAGGCAATGTATGTAGATACCGCCCTTTTTGGTCTGAACCTTGTAAACCTCCATATTGTCGCCATTGTAAAACACGGTTACTACTCCAATTTTGCCTATTATCTTATTCATCCTTCGACACTCCTTTGGCGTTCTTATTGTTGCACCTGTACCCTACTAATTTTGGCATTCTTGATACTCTCCTTTTATGTTTTACATCATCCCTTGTCTCATCTGCTCCATATGTGCCTCTAATTCCTCCGGCTGCATCTGCATCATGGCTTGAACGTGCTGCTCTATCTGCTCCTGCGGCATCTGCTGAATCATCATCAACACATCATCGGGCAGACTGTCCAGAAAAGCGTCCATCTGCGCAGGATCGCCACCCTGCTGCATCATTCCGCCCGTCATCATCTGCTGTAATAGTTGTTGTTGCATCTGCATAAACTGCTGCTTCATCTCTGGCGGTATTTGCTGAAGCATCTGTGCCATGGCTAAGCCCTCATTTTGAGCAGCTAACCGCTCTAAAATCTCCTTGGTCTGCGGAAACTTACCCTCTTCCAGCGTGTACCAGAGGGATTCTAGGTCTATTGCTTGCTGACTATACAGGTTTACAGCGGTCTGGGTGTAGTAGTTCCTGTCTGTCGGCTTCTCATCCATAATCTTGACAGATACGTCAAACTCAGGGACAAAGGTTTCCGGCTGTTCGCCCGTTACGTTGCCCTCATCATCAAGAATCTGCCGGTTCCAGGTGCGTTTGACCTCGTCAGCCTTGAAAGTACCCTCTACCGGCTTGTTATCCTGCCCCTTTAGGCGGTAATAGCGTTCCTCGTTGTAAAACTCAACAAACCGGTTGATTCTCAGTTTATTTAACTCAATTAGAAAGTCCTCAAGTATTTTGACTTTCAGTTTGGTTTTAACATCTGTCCTTGCACCCAACTCAGCTATGGCCTTATAAGGTATGTTGCCACTTGGAGCCATGCCCTGCTGAATGGGAGTATTTTGGCTGATGGTCTCAACCATGCGCTGCTTATGCTCTTTGTAGGTTATTAATGCGGCAGGTGTTTTAACTCCTTCGCGCTCTTTTAACTGGTGAACATCATCTACCTCCAGCCACACACCGCCTTTACCAGCATTTTTGAGAATTTCTTCTTTTTGTCTTGGTGTTACAGATTTGCTTTTATAATACATGCCGCCCAGTCCTTCGCGGCTCATGGCTTCAAGTTCGATTTCATCGGCCTTGTTATGCAGGATTTGCGGGACTTTAATATTACGTATCTCGCCAAAGCCGTGGGGACTGTTTTCGTCAAAGTAGCAGGTCTTATAGACTATAGGGTACAACCCATCCTCATATTCGTACGGCAGATATTCCAAAAACACCCCGTTGGCAACATAAGCCACATGGACGCCTTTGAGCTTGCCAGCAGCCATATCCTGGTAGTCTTTGGCCTTAAATGTGTCACCTTCTGCCTCGGCCTTTGCAGCTTTTTTCAGTAATGCCTCCTTACGCTCTTTGGGCATAAACTTTGGCAAGTCCCGGTGCCTTGCTTCAATTAGCCAGACTTGCTTCGGATCCATGCCCTCATCTTGCAGCTCGCTATCGTTGTTATCTTCGGAAACATGCTGTCCTTTTTCTGGCCATCTGTTTTTGATGTAGTCCAACTTCTTGCGGTACTTGCGATTAATAAAACTGCACTCCTGCAGCCGTTCCTCCAGGTCAATTATTGCCGGGTCAAAGTATATCGTTCGACGGTCGATGTTGACTATCTTGACATCTCCAACCCACCGATTAGGGCCGGTGCCACCTACCCAGTCAGAGTCCCAAAACACACCGCCAATTATCGGGCCGTAGGAGATAAACTGCAGCACCATCTTTTTCCAGATTGCATGAAACTTATTCCGCTGGTCGTTAAACCTAGACAGGAAGGTTAGCTTCTCGGCAACCTCTTTGTCTGACTCCTCAGTGCCTTCGATAGTGGCCTCCGGATCGCTGGCGGTAATATTGGCCAATATATTGGTTATGGCAGGGAATATAAAGTTGTTGACACTGTTCGGCCTTGTCTTGCGGACAGCTTTAGTCCGGTAGGCTATAGATGTGTCCCACTGATCGCCAATAAACATTTTGGACTCATCTTCCCAGGTTTGACTTATGCCAGAGTCTGAGTTATCTTTGCCCCTGATGGCTTCAGCGTTGTTCTGGTTGTTGGTTATCAGGTTGACTAGCTTTTCCTCGTCCGGAGTGTTGGGATTTTCCTTAGTGTCCTTTTTGTCCTTTAACCATACCATTATCTCACCACCTTAGTTAAAAAAGCTGTTAGCTTTGAGTTCTTCTTTTGTTGGTTCTGGTTCTTTGGCCATTACTGCAGCGATAGCCTCTTTAATGTTGGGCAATTGCACATCAGGGAGTTTGCCCTCTCGCTTGTAATGCCCAAGAAAAAAACCGCCTGTGACAGCGGCTAAGATGAATATGCCAAATATAATAAGAGTGCCCATGTTATACCTCCTTAGGCGTGAATAATCGTACATATATCGCTTTGCGTCGGATTAATAGTGCCCTTAAAATAATTCCATCGTGTTTACTCTTAAATTTTTCGATGGCCTGGATAGTTTTTTTTACACAAGTCCTCCATGGACGATATACTTCTCTAGCCCTGTCCCGCCCCTCTTCGTGATAAATGCCATTAATAATTTTATGGTTAACAACGTTATCGGGACGGTAATTGACTTTCGGCAAATCCTTAATCAACGGCTTGATAAATCTACTTATATGTTTTTTAACAATACGTTTTTTCATATGCCCCTCCTACGCAAACCAATTTTCTTCTTTGCGGTCATCCTCGTCCTCGTCATCGTCCGGGACTTGGTTATAATCATCCACATATCCGCTTTGTTGCGTCCTAATATGATAGGCTATTGCTAACCCCATAATTAGGTCATCGTGTTTGCCCTCCTGGGCCTCCGCTTTGCCCTTTTCGTTGCGGACAAAGGTTAGCATCTCCTCAAGTGTTGGTATATCATTTATTAGCTCGGGATGCTCTCTAACTATCTGTACTAGATTGGCGATAATCAGCGGTCTGCTTAACTTATCCGTCCTAAAACCATAAGTCTTTTGCAGGCTGCCGGTGTAGGTGTCAACCTTTTCCCGAGTGTACTGCTTATAATAGCCTAGCCTGCTTAACTCTTTAACCGGATAGGTGCTAAAATTGACTTCTATGCCCTCCAAGGCCATGTTGTAATACCTGCCAAGGCAATACATTTGCCGAGTATATAAGTCCTCGTCAAACTGGTGCAAAAGTGTCGCCACCTGCTCACCGCTGACATTGTTCAGCACCTGGCCAGTAAAGTAATCTGAGCCATCCCCGGCAGTATCGCCGCCGATAACATAGGGATAACCCGTCTTAGGCTCCTCAAATATGCGGATATAACCCTGCTCATCATCAACCCACCTTACAGAGTCATCAACAATCTTTTCGTTGGCATAGTCAAAAATAAACATACCTTGTTTGATTGGCCTTTTATCCCTCAGCTGGCTTATGCGTTCGGTAACTATTTGAGCGTTAAAAATGGTCTTACCGAGTACTCCCCACTCACCTAAGCAGTAAACCATGTAATAGTATGGGTCAATGTCCCTGAAACCCTCTAGGACTGCTATGGCCTCATTATCTAGGTACTTATTATCCTTGTATGTAGTCTCGCTTAAAACCGCATTGGGCTTGCGAGCATCAAAAAACTCAGTCTTTAGCCAGTGGGTGATACTCACCGGGTTAAAGCTGAGCATGATTTGCTTGTAATTTTTACTCTGACCCCTTAACCTGATGTCGAGCTGCCGAAAGTCAGTAGCGTCTAGTTCGCTGGCCTCCTCAATCCATATGCTGGTTATATTGTGGATTGACTTTAGTTTTTCGACATCATCCAGCCCGGCAAATAGTATCTCATTGCCGTTAGCGCATTTGATGTGCATATCTGACTTGTTGATAGTAAATAGCTGGCTCAATACCCAATCTGATATGTTAGTCCTTAGTTGGCTGAATACTGACTCTCGCAGGGTTTTGGCAACCTTACGGACTATCAGTATCCTGTGACCTTGCTCGCTGACCATCCGGTATAATATTTTCTGGCCGGCGAAGATTGACTTGCCGCTACCACCACCGCCCTTTAGTACCATATATCTGGATTGATCGTCTAACAGCCTGTGGAATGCGGGGTTAATTAGGTCGTATAGGTTGCTAAAATCAACTGTTACTTTTGCCATGCGATCACCTTGCTTTAACTTGTTCCATGGTAGCTCTCCAAAACTCTAACCTTACCCACTCTGGCAGTATCGGGTCTAGCTGCTCCCTAAATAGTAGGTATAGGTTAAGACTAATCCTCCTGCCAGCAAAAAAATAAGCCGGATTGATGTAGTACTCTTCGGACTCTACATCCCCGACTATCCTAGTATTTTTTTGCATAACTCCCAGGCTAATCATTTTGGCAATAAACTCTCTGCCTCTAAACCGTGACATTTTGAGTATATCTATTAGCTGTGTCTCGCTGTATGGCTTAATACCTCTGCCAGTTCGATAGCCTAGCATATTTGCAGTGGCAACCATCAACTTTGCAAGCCTTGCCATTTTACCAATCTCGCTATCAGTCATATCCTCCGGGTAACTCACATCAGCAAACAACTTTGCTCCCAACTTGTGGCTTGGTACCTTATACCCATCGTCAGTTAGTACATCCTCAATCAATGTCCGCTTGTCGGAATATATCTCGCCGGTATCATGATTGATATTTTTGACTATTTTTAGCATATCATCTGCACAAAAATGTGCAATACACCCCCTCTGTAGCACAAAAATGTGCAAAATGCAAAATGCCCTCTAGCCCTTGATGCTTTTGGGCTGAGTGGCATTATTTTATACCTGTTGTGGAGCTTGACATATATATTACTTAGTTATCAGCTCCCGCATCATCTGTCTTAACCGGTTTTTTGACCTCAATTGTAACATTACTAACCTCCAACTCCTGCTTATCCCTCCACTTTGCCGATTGCCTATTCTTCAGCCAGAATATGGCTGCTGTTGGATCAGGGGCATAATGTTTTGTTGTAGGCACAACCATTGCTTTCCCATTATCGTTAAATATCTTATCTTCAGGATGTTCGTAACCAATGGCCCGATGATAAAGCTTTTGCGCTACTGTTGCGTCGGCTATTTCCTTACCACCTTTTATGGACTCGGAAAAGTCTGGATGATCCCTTTTCCACTGGTTAATAGTATCTTCGTTGACCTCAAAAAAGGATGCCAGGTCTTTGTCTGTGGCTCCAAGTAGGCAGAGTTTATAAGCCTGCTGTGCATATTCGTCCTTATATTTGCTTGGCCTCCCTACTTTAGCCACCCCCCTCACCCCTTTCTAATCCACTTTAGTTGCATGCCTAACAACGCTGTAATTCTGGATTGGACCGGTACAAGTCGGCCCGAACTTTATAGCATTAGGGTCATACTGCTACCACGGGATATTGGATTTTTCCCGTTCCTGAACCCACCTTTTAATATCTTCCAGTTCCTTTTCAGTCGCTGGCTGTTTTACCTCGACTCTAGCCT